AAAGCCAGGGACACTGTCCGGGCTGAAACACACACAAGTACAAGATGTGCTGAACGGGATGAAGGTCCAGATCGCACAGGCCTTGCCTAAGCATCTCACCGCCGACAGGATGATCCAGATGGCTTGCACGCTGATCACCAAGAACCCAAAACTGGGTGAATGCTCGGTTGGATCTCTCATCGGAGCCGTAATGCAAGCAAGCATCCTCGGATTCCGGCCCGTCGAAGCAACCGGGGAGTGCTACTTTGTACCCTACGGAGGCCAAGTGCAATTCCAGATCGGATACAAAGGGTACATCAGCCTTGCCCGGAGAACGGGAGAATTAAAGACCATCTATGCAGAATGTGTTTACGAGGGCGACCATTTTGAGGTTGAGTACGGACTCGAACCGAAACTTATCCACCGCCCAAATGTCGACACTGACGGGAAAAAGATGACCCACGTATACGCCGTTGCCAGGTACAAGGATGATGGATACAATTTCATCGTCCTGACTGCGAACCAGGTAAACAAACTTCGCAAAAGGAACCCGATGCAAAAAGAGACCCCAGCCGGCGCATGGGCCACTGATTTTGAGGCAATGGCAAAAGCAAAAGCCGTCAAACAACTCTCCAAGTATATGCCCCTGTCTGTCGATTTTATGGACGCCGTGATCTCCGACGAGGCCGTGATCGGAGAGAAATCGTTCTCAAACAACCAAACCGGCATGATGATCGAAACATTCCAATACGATCCTGAACCGGCCAAGGAACCAACACAGATCCAACCCGAGGAAGCACAAATCGTCCAAGAGGCCACGGTAGTCAATGAGGATCCGAACCCAGGACCCGCCCCCCAAAACACACAAACCACCAAGGTTCCTCCCATCATCCTCCCTAAAAAATCAAACTCCAAAATTGATCCGACACCTGAAATCTTCTAAAAATGAACTCAATAGAAAAAGTTCCGAATCAATCGGTCCAAGGGATCCAGATCCAACTCTACCAGGAACCCATTGGAACCTTCATACCGCAAATTCAGAAAGGTACCGCTGTCATTAAAGAGATCACGACGATCGATTCTCCTGAATCGCTACAGGCAGCATGTAATACTCTGAATAAGGCCAAAACACTGAATCAACTGATTGCAAAAAAGGTTGACGAGGTATGCCGCCCTTTTAAGGATATGAAAGCACAATGTGATGATGCTCAAAGAAAGGTGAAAGCCTATGCTGAAGAAATCACAAAAGATATCAACGAAGCATCAAAAGAACTCGGAAAGAAAATCCTTGTATACCATCAACTGGAAAAGGAAGAAGCCGCCAGGGTTCGGAAAGTCTACGAGGAAACGCTGAAGTTACAGCAGGATGCTGTTAACAAAGCCAGAGAACAAAAAGAATCCGAAGCCAGAAATGCCGGGATCCCCGTCCCGGATCCGGAACCACCTTTGCCGGTAACTGTATTCACACCTGTCATAGAACCTTCAAAAATCAGGGGATTGACAAGTGTCTGGAAATACGAGGTCATTGATGCAAATAAAGTTCCCAGGGAATTCATGACACCGGACCATGGAAAGATAAACGCTGCGGTCAAAGCCGGCACAAGGGATATCCCAGGGGTGAAAATCACGGAAGAATCACAAATAAGAAAAGTATAATGGAAACAAAAGAACTTACACAGAAAGAAGAATGGCTTGAAGATCGTAAAACCGGTATCGGTGGATCAGATATTGGAACCATTCTCGGATTGAACTCAAAGAAAAGCCCATACCAGCTCTGGGAAGAAAAAACCGGCAAAACGGATGGTAGTGTTGATAACAACTTTACCCGTGCCGGTATCAAACTCGAACCGATGGTTGCTGACTGGTTTGCTGAAACGACTGGTCTGCCACTCTCAAACCCCGGACAAAATATCACACGACACAAAGACTTTGATTTTGTCCTGGGAACGCCCGATCGAATAACATTTGATTCAACTACAAACAAGGCCGGAATCCTTGAGATCAAAACCACCGGGAAAATCATCGATCCAGAACAAATCCCTTTGATGTGGTTCTGCCAGGTGATTTGGTACGCGGGTATCAAGAAATCCTGGAACGACCAGGAGGGATATGATTACAACCACATTGCGTGGTGGGAGAGATTGACCTGTGCTTTTAATTTCATCCCGATCACTTTTGATCAGGAATTCTCAAAATACCTTATTGAGAAAGCGGATGAATTCTGGTCAAAATACGTCCTTGCCGACACCCCGCCGCCGCCAACAAACCTGAAAGACCTACAAATCCTCTATGCAAGACACCAGCCGGGGAAATCGATTATCGCAACCGATGAACTCCAGAAATCAATCGCTGAGCTAAAGACCATCTCCGAGGCCATCAAGGCTGCGAAGGATCAGGAAGCAATAGCCAAACTCAAGATCCAGATGATCATGGGAGATTGTGAATCAGTGATCAACGAGGATGGGATTCCACTTGTCACATGGAAATCAGCAAAGGATAGCCTTGAATTCGATACCGAGAGATTCAAGGCTGAACACCCTGAATTGTTTCGCTCATTTCAAATCCCAAAGGCCGGATCAAGGAGATTTCTGGTTAAATAGTCAATAAAGTATTGATAATTCAATATTTCGCTTAATTTTGATCAAAAATAAATGAAAATGATTGATTGCGGCAATCAAACGAAAATAAGTAGAAGGACGGGGAACCAGGAGAAACGGACCGCAACCGGAGTATCCAGGTTCTCCGTTCATTATTTTATGTCATGTCAAGAATCAGAACAATAAAACCGGAATTCTGGTCTGATGAAAAGATATCCGATGTGTCAAGAGATGCCCGCCTCCTCTTTATCGGAATGTGGAACTACGCTGACGATTATGGCAACATCGAGAGATCTGCAAAGCAGATGAAAGCGAGGATATTCCCGTACGACGAAATCGACTGCGAGATTCTCCTGAACGAATTAATCACGGTAGGGTTGGTTATCGAATATTCTGTGATGGAAAGGAAATACCTTCATGTCAGAAATTTCACAACACATCAAAAGATCGACAAGCCCAGTAAAGCAAGATTCCCATATCCACCAGGAAACAATTATGGGAATGTTCAGATACCACTCGACGAGGGCTCTCCCCTGGAAGGGAAAGGAAAGGAGGGGAGTGGAATGGAAAGGAAGGGGAAATGGAAGGATGTGAAGGAAGGAGAGGATGGAAATATTGAGGAACCACCAAAAATTTCTCTTCCCGATCCAACGAACTCATCTATCGTTGTTATGACGATTGAAAACCTCAGAGAACAGATGCTCGGTCAGATGTTCATCGAAAACTCGTCCATCGCCCTGCATACCGACATAGATACATTTCGGAGGTTTGTTGTTGACTGGTGCAATGAAAAAGAATTAACGTACGATTTCATGTACCCGATCGGAAGGCTAAAGGGATTCTTGATATCTGATTTCAAAAGACAGAAAAATGGAGGGTTTAACAACGTCAAAGGAACAAAAATGGATAATGATGAGATACTAAGACTTGCAGAAAAAAAGGCGAAAGAAGAAGGACGGGAAGGAGGTGCAAAATGAATATCCCGGAAGAAATCAAAAAAGCAAGGACAAAGACAAAAATCAAGGACGGTGGAAGAAAGATGGCCCTTGAAGTAGTTGATTACGTTACCACTATGCTGGGATTACGTGACGAAAAGATCCCGGATGGAAATGGTAAAGTTGATCTGGTCAATTACATCTTTCAACGATGCGGAGAAAGCACGCTGGAAGAGGTAAAACTTGCTGTGAATCTATACATACAGGGTAAACTCGATTACAACAAGGAACTCTACGACCGTCTCTCAGCCCTTTTTATTGAGAACATTGTCCAGTCTTACAACCGGTACCGGTTAAATTTCATTGAAATCAAAAATAGTACTGCTGAAGAAGTTCCATTGTCTGAAAGTGAAAAACAGAAAATCATAGAGGATGGACTGTTGTATCAATTTGAAATGTACCGCCGACAAAGGAAACTGATAGATTTCGGCGTCGGGTACAATCAAATGGTTAAGAGAGGGATTCTGAGAATGTCATATTCACAGATTAAAGAATGCTTCCGTCTCGCTAAGGATGAGGTTGCAAGGGAAAATACACGGAAATTAAACACATTCATGAATATATCCCAACTGCGATCCATGTATCACAAATCAAAAGGGAAATTCAATTCAGAGGTACGGATCAAAGCGAAATGGATCGCATTAAAATGGCTTTTTGATGCCATTATCGCCAACGGTGAAACACTCGAATATTACCTGAACTTCAATAAAATAAACCAAGAAAATTAATTCAATAGATGAGTAAAGAAATGAAAGAGTGGGGAGTAATCCTGTTTAAAGCCGACAAAACAAAAGATTCATCACCGGACTACACGGGTAAAGTAATGGTCGGAAGTAATTTGATGAGGATAGCATTATGGGAAAAGACCGGAGAAAAAGGTACTTATTTTTCCGGGAAAATATCTGAGTTTCTGACTGGAGGAAGTGATTTT